CGACTGGTTCAAGCGAATATTATTTCGGAGATGCAATTTCAACGACAATTCCGACGATCAATATGAGATCAGAAGGATCAACAAAACAAAAAACAACGACACTTTACACTCCAACTGGCGGTTCAGCAGGAGAAAGAGTAGGATTTCATGCTATAAACAGAAACGCAAACGGATCGTACGATATTCGGTACAATAGAACAAGCTTTACTGCTGCTCATGCAGCAAATCCTGCATACACGAGTCAAACGCTGACTCTTTTCAAAGTGGGGTCCAACACTCCGTCAACGGTAGGACTGTCTTTCTTTTCTATAGGAACTAGCTTGGATTTTGCTTTATACGAACAAATAGTTGGAAGATTAGTATATCACACTCAGTCTTATTCGACATAAATTTTACAATTTGAAATAAATAAATATAACTATATGATTAAACTCGACACAAAAGCATCCGGACAATTTTCAGTCTACATTCCAGACGATAGTGGAAATCTACAATTGGTTACTAAATCCAAAAACCTCGTTCTTAACACAGGTTTGGATGCTATTGGGTATATTCCATGGGCAAATTGCTTGACTACTGTGTTAGCAGGAAGCGGTACAACTAATCCTACTTCAACTGACTTATTAAGCAGCATTAGCTTTCACTCTGCTCCATTGTCTGCTACTGGTTCTCCAGCTGCCCCAGCTTGTTATACTTTAGTTGATTTAATCACAGCTCCGGTAAATTCTCCTTCCGATTTCCGAATTGGAAAGACATTCCAACTAACAAATACTTTATCGACTTCTGCAAACATCACAGAAGTTGCAATTAGTTGCACCACTACTCCTAACTTAACTTCATTATTTAGTCGTTCGAAACTCGACGATCCATTTATATTAAACAGTGGCAAATTTGCATACATCATTTACGAGCTGACATTGAAAACGGATCTAACAAGACAAGGATTTCAGGTAACTACAGACGGAACTCCTGAATTTTCGTTTCCGAATGATGCAGAATTAGGTTTATTTAATTGCCCTTATTCTTATTTAGAAAGCAACGGGGCTCTTCAAAATAACACATTTACCTTGGGACAAGCACCGTTTGAGCCTTGCAATCCTGAATACTATTTGTATTATTTGAGAACTAACCCGGGAGCTGCATATTTTGATAAGAAAAGAGATTGGTTTGAGCAAAATCAAACTAACTTATTAGCTTCCTTGAATGGAGAAACAACTGCTGGAACGTATACTAATTGTCACACAAATGGACATAAATTTTCCAATGATGATGGAGGAACATATATTCGTGGTACATACAAACGTATGAGACACATCATCGTTTCTCCGGAAGTTCCTGCTGTAGCAGAACCTATTTATGGATTTGCTATAGCAAACCTGTCGACAGTCACAAACGTACGTCAAAACGGACTTCAGTGCGTTTTCCCGACAACTCCTTGGACGAGACCAACAAACGTATTTACTAAAATATATTTTGAGCAGACCTGGTCTGCGGCATAACATAGCAAGTCTGAATAAATAATAGTGTTATGTTATTTACACTATTATTGGGACTGAGTGCGTTTTTGGTAGCGGGAAGTGCTGCATATTTTTCTGTGCTCGGCATAGCGACGTTGTTTTCCGGTAGCTACTTCCAGGTGATGATAATGGCTGGAGTATTGGAGTTCGGAAAACTCGTTGCTACATCATATCTTTATCGTTTCTGGAGTAAGACTGCTTGGTGGCTCAAACTTTATCTGTCTGCAGCAGTTGCTGTATTGATGGTTATTACTTCCATTGGAGTGTTCGGCTACTTGTCAGCAGCTTATCAAGTAAACTCAAGCAAAGTAACCCAAATCGATTCTCAATTAGTTTTAATCGAAGAACAAAAAAACTCAATTCAAACAGAAATTCAGCAAATAACATCTAGAATTGATACATTAAATTCATCTAGAAAATCCCAAGAACAAAGACTTCCGGCAATGTCTCGTACATCAGCAGCTCCTGTATATGAAGATATAAAACGATCAGGAGAAGAAATTCAAAAACTAACAAATAGGATACAAGAATTACAAACAGTCAAGTTTGACAAAGACACAGAAATTAATACATTAAAAGCAGAAGGGCATAAAAATAAAGATATCGGAACGTTTAAGTTTATTGCTCAAACTATTAACAGACCACTAGATACAGTCGTAATTGCGTTTATTTGCGTACTAATCGTTGTGTTTGATCCTCTTGCAGTAGCGCTCGTGTTAGCTTTTAACGTAGCTACAACCGGTCGGATGTTAAAGAAATCCCAGTCTCCTCAGTTGCTTGAGGAAACAGAAGAAAGTTCAATTGAAACCTTTGATGCTCCAGAGCCTTCAATTTCTGCCAGAGTAATTGGAATTAACGCTCCTACCCAATAAAAAACCCGGGCCATTTCTGACCCGGGTTAATTTTATAACTTGTACAATTTATTAGAAATCTCCACCGTCGACGATGAAGTCAACTAATCTAGAAACGTATTGCGTTCCAACTACGTTGCTGTTTGCAGAGAGGTTGTTTGTGACCGTCACTGTGTCGTTGAACGTAGCATAGCTGTCTACATTTAATGTGGAGTCGAAATCAACAGCACCTGTTACGTCCAGTGTATTGTTGAGCGTGGTGGCTCCTTCAATAGTGAGTGTTCCCAATGCTGAGACGGATGAGGCGAACGTTGCAGCACTAGTTACATCTAAAGTTGAATTTAGAGTTGTTGCTCCATCAACGTCTAATGTTCCAGTCAGATCTGCATTACGAGCATAGATATCTAAGCCATAATAATTGCCTGTTGCTGAAACGTTTCCAACGATTGTCAGAGCTTCATTTGGAGTTTCGGTATTTACGCCGACTTTGCCAGACTCTACCCATAAAGTAGCTGTACCAGCATTGCTGCCAATTTCCAAGCCGTTTCCACCATAAATAGTGTCACTAGCCGAAATGGAACCATTAACCGTTAACCGAATGCCACTAGCTGGAGTATCTGTACCAATAGCGACCTGTCCGCCAGTTCCGGTACCAGCAATGACCATGGCCATGTCTGATCCGTCTTTGAACTCAGCAACATTATGTACACCGTCAACTTGAGTGACCGTTAATGCTGTAGTACTACCGTTGTTTGTAACCGCAAACGCACTAGTTGTAGTGGTTTCAGTTTCAAGAGTAGTAATGTTGCCTAATACAGTAAAGTCTCCATTGACTGTTAGGTTTCCTTCAATTGTTGCATTCCCCGTAACAGTAGCAGTGTCAGTAGTAAATCCGTTACTAACCGTTAAGCCACCTTGAAGAGTGACAGCTTCGGATTCGACTTTTTCAACAAACCAATCATATGCGTATTTTTTAGTTACAGCATCTTGGTCGTTTACAGGATCAGCAATGTTGGTTATTCTATTAGCTCCTGCATCTATGACAGAATTAGAAGAAAATGTTGTTGAACTAAGGGTGGTTAGACCGGTGAAAGTCTTGTTACCTCCAATAGTTTGATCAGAAGTAAGATCCACGAACATTCCAGAACCAGCAATCGGAATGACTCCGGCGCTAGCTCCATAGTAAAGTACGGAATTTACTTCATTGAAAGCCAATTCGCCACCAGAAAGAGAAGCTGGAGGACCAGCTAGAGCTCCTGGTAGGGGAATACGGCGTTTGATGAGAATTGTATTGTATGCCATGATTTTTTAGTGTTTTAATTGTTGACTTAATTGTCTAACAATATTACTTATTATTTGCTGTATTTTTTTTGCTGATAATTACAGTACGTCCATTAAAAACTCCCACCGTCGAGAGGTTCTCCTGTGTCACTAGTTATGCTAGATCCCGCAATATTATCTAGAACCACAGTATCGTTGTTCGATTGATAGAAAATAACGTCTTCGGGTTTGCCAGAAGTAGACATTACAAACGTGTCGATATTACCTGGCTCACTGCTTAAGGGTTTTCTGAGTAAAATATTGGGAGCGTTATCAACTAAAAATTTTCTTAATTCTGCAGGAATTTGAGCTAGAAATTGTTTGTCAAAATCAACAACGTCTCCAGGAACGTATCTTTCTCGAACCCCACCATAATAACCATAAGCTTGAGATTTGTTGATTTGACGTCTCATTTTATTATTTAATTAGAAGGTTCCAGCGTCTACTGCTTCGCCGGTATCACTGATTATTCCAGAACCAGCAATGTTATCTAGAACCACGGTATCGTTGTTCGATTGATAAACTATTGTATCTTCTGATTTGCCTGATGTAGTTAACATAAACGTTTCAACATTTCCTGGTTCGCTGCTAAGAGTTGTTCTTAACACAACGTTTTCTTTGTTTTCTTCCAAGAAGCGTAAAGCTGATACAAATCTCATTCCTTCTTCTGAAAACGGATAGTTTATGCCATAAGGTCCAGGAACTTTGTTAAATTCCGTTACTTTAAATTCCTCAGGACATTCCGGAGGTCTTGGTGTAAGATAATAAGTTGGTTCAACAGCCAATTCCGAAGGAGTTTCACTATAATAGTCATATATACATTTGGCGGAATTTTGTACAGAATCTGGATAAGGTTGATAGATCTCAGGAGTATTTTCTCCTCCTTCCAAACGACCATAAGAACCTCCATCACTGACTTGTTTATCGTTTGGTCCAACATAAACCCCTCCTTCATATGAGTATTCAAAACGTTTACATTTAATGTACCACACATAATGTCCCATTAACGAATTCGTCATAGGCAAATACTCATCATCTCGTTCTGTTATTTCGTATATAGGAGCAGATCTTCCGCCTGGTCTATCCGCTCCATATTCAGTTAATTGAATTAAGTCTCCCGCTTTTGGTTCTGTACCACAACCAAATTTTTCATAAAAAGAAGAAATGTGAATTACAGCTGTCATATCACAGTCAGCCATTATACCAAATTTAGAAAGCATTAATGCATCATTTGTGATGTCAGTGAGCATTATTACTTCTTCTCTTCTACTAAATTTAGAAGTAGTATCTTCTCCATACAAAAAATTGTGGGAAGTTAATGTGTAACCATGCGTAAAATAAGTAGTGGAAGTTCCGTAATGTTCAATTTGTTCTTTCCACCACTTAGAATAATTCTCTCGTTCGTTAGCATTATTGTTTTTATTTAGATAACGAACGGCATTGACAGTTTTAAGCATGATTTATTTTGTTAATCCGTTTGGAATTTGTTTCCATTCGTTTGTGCTGAGATTGTAAATTCCTTTGTAGTTTTCGTTTTCGACTTCCCTTGTTGTTATAACATATTCAATAGGTCTAGTTGTTCCTATTGCAATTTTACCGCTTAGTTCTTTTGCAGCTCTGAGTATTCTTTCAGCTAACACACCTTCAACATCAACATCCATCATTTCTTTATTAACGACAATGATTACACGAAGTTCGCTGGACCGATTTTTGTTACCCGGAATTAAAGCAGGTCCAACTAAATAATAATTTTTAATCCTAGTTGGTTGATCTGATGCTATTGTTTCCAGGTCTTTAGAAATTTGACTGTGTATACTTGGAAGTAAAATTGGGATGTTTTGTGTTTCAGAAAAATAAAAAACCGTAGGGTCGAGTTGATTTGGACCAATTGGAATTTTGTAAATAGTTAAATAGTCTTCAATCCTCTTCTCAAAAATCGACTTCATATTATTATTTAATAAAAAAGCCCTATATGCATGCACATAGGGCTTTAAAATGACACTACAATTAAATTTAAAATTATCTAATAAAGTCTCCCTTTTTCACGGTCGATTTGACTTCAGGTTTGCCTTTTTGTAAATTATTTTTTTTGTCTCCTAAAGCTTTAGGCTCAGGGCTATTTTTAATTTTTCCAGTGTGAGCTTTTCCACCTTTTGGATGCAATTTACCAATCTTGTTTTTCTTGCTCATCAAAGTTTTGCCTTTGGAGTCATTCAAACCTTTTAATTTGTCCACAGACTCCTTCATGGCTTCTTCGGAAGAATCATCTTCAAATTCAGAGTCAAAGTCGTCTTCGGAATAATCTTCGCTCTCTTCTTCGGACTCTTCGAAGTCTTCAAGTTTGGCTAAAATGGAAGCAAGTTTGTCTTGTAGTCCTCTAAGGTCTGAGATTAAATCTCCTTCTTCCTCTTCTTCCTCTTCTTCCGTACTCTCTTCGCCGTCTTCTCCTTCAAGATCTAATTCGTCACTATCTGCTGGAATTTCTTCAGTTGAACCAATTGGCTCTTCTGGAGATAATTCTTCTTGTAATGTTTTCTTAAATAATGCTTCAAATGAATTCATAATAAAACTTTCTTTTTTAATTTTTTCTTTCTTTTCGTCTTCCTCTTCTTCTTTATCGGAAGTAGGATCTACGTCTGTATCTTTCATTTCTTTTCCTTTTTCTGGTTCAGTAGACTTAGCTGCAGCAGAATTTGGCATACTGGATTTTTCAGCTTTTGGTTTTGATGTATTACCTGTAGTTTGCTGATGATTAGGTCCTTGTTTTACTTTTGCTTTGTCTGGCCCTTCGACTGGTTTTGGTTTAGAACCAAAAAATTCAGCTTTTGATTTGATGTTGCCAACTTCGTCTTGTGATGGATTTTCTAAAGCATGTTTTTCAGCTTCATTAAGCAATATTTGTTCGTATAAGTCGGAAAGAGGATTTTTCATGATACAATTTTATTTATCTAAATTTATATTTTTTTCACCTAAATATTAAATTTCTAAAGTAAAATTAGGATTGCGGTATTCAAAACCTACTGGGATAGGTGTTGCTGTCGGCGTTGGAGTTGGAGTCGGCGTTGGAGTTGGAGTCGGCGTTGGAGTTGGAGTCGGCGTTGGAGTTGGAGTCGGCGTTGGAGTTGGCGTTGGAGTTGGAGTCGGCGTTGGAGTTGGCGTTGGCGTGGGCCGTGGAACTGGCATTTGGCCAGGACAACTTACATATGCCTCCCATAGAGTATTGACCATCGGAGCATACACTGAAAGAACAGCAGTTGATGTTAGACTATTTTTGTTGAATTGGAAAGTAAGAGGACCAGGAGCATCCAATACACTTGGATAATTATCTGGTTCATGAGAAGAATGAGCAAATGGATATAAATTTCCAGTCACAGGGTCTTTCAGTCCGCTCAATCTATTAGTAAACGAAGAACGGTTAAATCCTCCAAAACCGTATCTATTAGCTTGACCAAGATATCCAGTATCTAAAGCTATTGAGTTGTTATAATTTATAATGTAACGATCGGGTACATCAAACGGAGTAGCAATTAAGCTTACTAAGCCTAAGGAAGTAACTCCTAACTCAAAAAATTCAACTCTTGGATAAGAAACCATTCCTTCATAACGAATTGATCTGTTGCATGTTTTTTCTACATCAGGAATTGTTTCTTGATCGAGTTGAGGAATTTGTTGTTCACAAGACAACCGGTTTTTGCAACAAGTTTCAAGTTGTACATCATTACTTTCTTGTGTACCGCATGCGGGATCAAAGTATTGTAGTACCGTTTGCAAGTTGTCCCACAATTGACAAATTAAACGGTTAACTACTGCATTTGATACGAGCTCATTTTGACCGATAACTAAATCCTGTTTTTCCCAAACCGCTGCTTTGTAATTTTTACATTGGCCGGTTTCGTAAAATAAGGAACTTCTTATAAGCTCGATATTGTCCCATAATTTGTGAAACAAACGAAGATAAACCCAAGGTTGGATGTATTCATCTTTTTCAATATAAAGATTTTGTTTGCTTGACCAAAGAGATGAATTCAAACTATTGGACATGGTTTGTTTGATTTTCATCCTATCTCCAAATTTCAAAATGCGCTCTCCTGCTGAGACATATACGTTTCTGTATTTGTCAGAAGATACTGTAGTTATGCTCGAAATTATTGCTCCGCTGTCACATCTGTGGTTATTTGTTATAAAATGAGACAGAGTTCCTGTTTTAAAATATTTTGCTACCCCTGTTCCGTATGTTATATATACACACTCTCTGTTGTAATTGGTATTAATCTTAATTGAAGACTGGACTTCTTCAGCAAGTTGATATTCAAACAAAAAGCTTCCGTTGTAGTCAAGCACGACTACTGATTTTGAAAGAAGAACATGTATTCGCTCTTCAGAATCAACACATACACTTCTTGGGCTATCCACTTCAAATTTTGAGTAAGTTAATATTCCTAAATTTCTGCCATTGAAAGCAAATTTTTTAACACACTTATTGCCAGAATCAGCAATTAGCACGTTGTTGTTTTGATCTACGTGTATATCCTTAGGTTTATTTAAACCATTTACACTATCCCTAAAACCGAATTTACCCCAACTATTGATTAAATCCAATTTATTTTCAGGAGTAAAACGGAACACTGAAACTTGAGATAACGTTGAATCTAGTACGAACAACTGGTCTGTTGGCCCAATTGATAATCCTACGATGTTTTGGAATCTAGTAGTTTGATTGGAAAGCTTTTCTAAGTCTAATTTTGTCATGCCGTAATCAGTAGAAACTAAATGAAGTTCCGTTGAATACGCCAAAACTAAAGTGTCGTTTGTATTGCTTGGAGCAATTCCTACAAAACTGCAACGAAACGACACTTGTTCACAATTAGTTATTGGAAAGTATTCAGGATCAATTGTGCAAATATGCCAATTGCTTTTTACGCAATTTATCTCTGAGTCAGTGTCGCACACATTTTTGCTTTTCCAAGAAGAACCATACCTTCCTGGTTCCGTTTCTTCATCTCCACACGTTGCTTGTTTCCACGTAACACATTGTTCAGAAAAAGTAGTTTTTTGATTTTTCCAATTCCAAATCATACAATATGAACCGGAACAAGTATTTGGTTCTGGACACTCATTGTCTTCCCAAGTTTTGAAACTGTAATCAAATAAAGCCGGCCGGCAAGATTCAACTTCGCACTCCAGAGCCATCCACATTACGACGTTTTCGTTAGCTGGAGGGCACTCTACTTCTTGCCAAACCATTTGTCTGTCGTGCAACAATCCCAACCAACCATAAAAACAAAATGCTGGAATATAACGATAACCAAATCGATTAACTGTTTCCAATACATCATAAAACTTAGACACTACGTTGTTAACGGCATTTGCTGTGACCCATTCGTTTGGGGTTAGTTTAGGACAAGAAGTTTGTGAAAGTTGCGTTGCTATCGAATCAGAAAAATAATATTCAGGATGAACGTCATCGTAATAATCTACCGCTTCTATAAAATTAGAAAAATAAGTTTGATATGTTTGTGTAACTCCAGTGAGCGTATCTTCCGTTGTGATCGTAACTAATATGGAAACCAACCCAGATCTTTTGAACTTTAAAAATCCAACAGTAGAAGAAGTAGTAGTATAAGGAGCATAAGCTGAATCAGAAGAAAAAGTTATTTGCTTAATCGTATAGCGAGTTTGTTCGAAGTTTATTAAAAACTCAAACCTAACATTTGTGTCTTTTAAATTATAAAAGTTTGGAGTATATATTTTATTTCCAAACGGTAAAGGTTTAATTACTGTGGTAGCTTGTTTTATATCAAACACGTCTCTCGGAATCCAATCATAAGGAGGAGCGTTAATGTGTAAAGTTCTTGTCGCTGTTCCTGAAACGGTTAGAGTAGTATCTACTTTAGGAGATGCAGTAAAATAATCCAATATTCCGTTATTGTTGCTATCGTACTTTATATAAGTGCTGTAAGAATTAACTGAAGGTAAAAATCCTGTATTTGTAAAAGCATCATCTACATCTCCCCAATTTCCGACCATCGAACGTGCAAAAATATTCCACATCGAACCTTTGTATGAAACAGTAACCGGAGTATAAGTTGGCTGAGGAGGCAATATTAACTCAGATGTTAACAATCTCGTTGTGGAATTAATTGGTAAAAATAAAAACGGAGTATTTAAGTCACTGCTAAATCCAACAGCTGACGGTTGAGTATACGGAATAACTCGAATTGTGTCTCTCAAATACGTATTTTGAGGATTTAAGGTCTGATCAACATCTTGAGTAGAATAAAAATAAGGATAATAAAAAGGCTCTCCTGTAGAATCGTGATATGTAACAATTGGGCTTTTAGGAGTAATATTGACATTATCATATACAAATAAGCTCACAGGAAATTCTTGATACTCCAGCGGAGCTGAAGTAATATCAACTACTCCTGAATTAAAAAACGGCCCTGGAGCAACATAAACTGAACTATCTGTTGGGTTTAAACCAACTGGCGATCGTGAACGATCAACCAGTATAGGGGCTGGTGTTCCAACAAACCACATGGAATTTAAATTAATAGTAATGTTCCAACAAGAAAGATAGAAAGTTTCTGTGTGACCTTCTCCGAAAAACGAAGTACCTGAACTTTCAGTAAAATTCAAACCGTTTAAAATTTTTGTTGTAACGAGACCAGTTGAAGGGTCTCTATAAGGAACATATGTAGGCCAAAGAGCAAAATTAGCTACAGGAATGTCGTTTAAAAACCGGCAACTGATATTAAAGCTTTCTAATAATTGCGTTTGAGTTATATCTTTAAGATTAACTCTCACTGAACATAACGCGGGTGTACTCGAATTAAACAACAAATAAGACACAAATTTACCATTTATGTCTTTATGAAATTCAGTAAAAGGAGCTCCATTTAAAGAAGATTCCGCATAAAAAACGGTCGTATAATTAGCATTTAAGTTTTCCGTATCACTCAATCTTAAAAACACAGGATATGATCCAAATGCAGTCGGACGATAAAAAACGTTACTGTTTCTGGTTCTTTCGAAATTTGCGTACAAATCAATAGCCATCGCTGTTTATATTTATTGTTAAATTTTTGTTCAATCGACCCATTCTATTGACAAAAATTCCACATAGCTTGGATTTGTTTCTGATGCTAGCTGTTTAATTTGTTGTTCGATTAATTTTCTGAGATTTATGTCCTTTATATAAGTTCCTTTGAGTTTAACACGATACAGAGCTGATTTATGGCCAGGAACTTTATGTTTAAATAGCCTTTCAATTTTTTCTATGTATTGCAAGTCTGGAGTTGGCAAAAACCACGTTATGTCTTCAGCCTTAATAAATTCTCTTAAAAATATTTCGTAATTCGTCTTATTAAGAGCATAATTGTAAATTTTAATATCAGCAAAATGTCCTTTAAATAATTCAGAAGTGTATTGAAGTTCTTTGTTAAATCCAGATTGAGAACCTGCGGAAGACCCTATATAAAACAAAGGAGCTAAGTCATACGTTAATTTGTTTTTTCCAGAAAACATTAAAGATAGCACAGGCGTCGTATTAACAAAGACATTAAACGTCTGATGCTTAAGTGTCATAACAACATGCTGCCAAGAATCTTTACTCCAATCAGTTATCGGGTATTTTTGTATAAAATGATCAAAAATCAATCTTTCATTTTTAGTATTTTGCAAAGCAATTTTTAATACGAGTTGATTCTGATTTGAATAAGGAGCTAAATGTTGAAATACTCGGCGGTGTTCATATCCAGTAAAATCTCCTTTTCCTAAAAACCTAAATTTGTCAGCAGTTTGTTCAAGCGCTTGCACAACGTTGGCATTAAATAATGAAAACATGTCGATAACTTTTACGACGGTTCCGTTCATATCTACAATATGAATAAAATTTTCGTTAGAGTAGTAAATTACCGCAAGCCATCTTCTTTGACTAGTAGTCGGATTAAATTGACAAAAAAAGTTTAAATTTTTAATTGGATGAGCAATGTCGTTTCCGACTGAAAAAGAAAATACAGGAAAATCTAATGGTGCAGCATTGGATTGAAATACGGATATTAAATTATTACCATGAGTAACCCATATACGATTAAGAGGATCTATGTTTAATTTAACTGCAGGTTTCGAAAATTGATAAAAAAGAGCAAAATCTGAATCATTTTCAGATTTTTTATATAAGTGTCCATCTGAAGAGACTATCCACTGAGTAGTTTCTATAAATTTAGAATCAGATACATTTTTGGTTATATTAAATTCATGAAAATCTTGACTTGCTTTCCAGCGAAAAGCCATTACGTCGTTTGAAGAACTTGAAATGACAAATTGAGAAATTTTATTTAATTGCTCATCGAAAGTATAAACTACACGTGTTGTTCGTACAAGGATTGTATTATTAGCTCCAATCAAAATTTGCAATGGAACCTCATTAAAAAATATGTACTCAAATGGATCGTTTGTTTGTTTTGAGTGAGCAATAATTTTGCCAGAATTATCTAATTTATAGATTATGCCTGAATTATCTTCTATGCAAACTACTATATGTTGATTAAAATCAACAGCAACGTGAGCAGCCGCAGCTGGAACTTTAGGTATTTCTTGTACAGACTGATCCAAATAGCCGTTAAGTCCCTCATTAACGTACAATAAATGCCCATAATTTGTTTCCGGAAGCACAAAAAAAGGATAGCTACTTAAATTTTGAACAAACAATCCCCATCCTCCGTTTGAAGAGTAATTTCCAATAAGTTGTGTTGTTGGAATTTCTTGCCAATCGGGACTTTGACACCAGAACGCAACAGTAAATTCATCTTCTGGAGTATAAGCATAATCATGTGCTAAAGTTACAGTAAGTGGAGTCACTCCATCAAAATATAACGTTTTTTTCTTGACGTGAAGTTCGTCTTCATACACAGAAGTGTAGTTATAATTTTCGTTGGGGTTTGTTATTTTTATTTGAAAAGAATTCGGAGAGGTATCTATTTGCTTATTTGTCTCCCAATTAGTTAAATTCATTAAAATTTTATTTGAGCTTATTCCGGAAAACGAAGACACGAGTTCATTTGCTAACTTTTCTCCGCAATGGAAATATTTGTATCTCACACCTGGTTCTAAAACCATGGTTGAAGCAACATCTCTATAAACCGGATTATGAGAAACATATTGACCAGTTAAAAGGCTAGCTGTAGTTACCAATGCTCCAGGATTATAATATCTATCAGTCCACTGTAGTTGACCTTCAGGTGTTTTGTATAACCAACTACAAAACCAAGTGCCGTCCGCTATATCAGACGGATTACCATATGGAGTGTATTCTCCGTAATTTTTTTTAGCTTTAAAAATACGATCAGAAGCAGCAGGAAACGAGCCTCCTGTAGCTCCGCTTGGAATTAATGAGCTTTTAGCAATTGCTACTGGATTTGTATAAAACGGAATATTAAATTCTACAAAAGAGTCTCTCGGAAGAATAGTTTCTCGGGCATTTGTCATGTAACCAAGCATTAATTTTTCAGAGCCTTCTTCTCGATTACGATTAACGAAGAATTTATTGTAAGATCTGTTACTCATAAAAACGAAGGAAGAAATACTCCAGAAGAAGAGTAATTAGTTTTAAGATTAATTAAGTTGGCTCCCACAACTCCACTTAAAGATATATTTAAAGTCGGACACTCCATTAGATAGTGAGTATTTCTAAACATGCTTTGTTTAATATTTAAATTTTCATTGTGCAGTTGTTTGTCAGTTTCATTGAAATATTTCGATTCCACCATTTCTCCTTTAGAGATATCAAAGCCATAATCAATAAAGGATCTCGTTTGAAATACAGCATCAAAATGATAATTGTTTACTATAGTGTTGTTCAATTCAACACCTACGGCTCTTAATACATTATCTTTACCAAAAGCTAAAAATCTATATCCAATAGGAGTTTTAATTTTAAACGCTATTTTATTATTCGCTACTTCAATTTCAAACCGTCTATATTGAGCTTCTCCGAATGTTTCGGAATCTACTAATTTTGCTGTAAATGGATAGTTGCTGTCTATTTCAATAAACTTCGAACCAATTCTAATTTCAGCTAAGCTGTCTCCAACTAAAGAAATAGTCATTAATGCTGCATCTGAGGCATTTCCGCACGGAGCTCCTCTATACAGTAGATTGTTTTTTGTGGTTAAAAATCTATCTTCCATTTTTAAAAACAAACTACCTGCAACGTATTTTCCGACGGAATAAGAAACAGCTTTAGAAGTTAAAATGTCTTGCAATTGCTTAGTATCGGTTAATACCAAAGCGCTTTTTTTGCTCAAAGTTGCATCTTTAAAATTTTTAAACGCTTCGTGTCCGTAATAAAAAAAGTTATTTCGAATCGGTTTATATTGTCCCTTAAACTCTTGACCGTCTGCAAAATCATAAACAAATTTTACAGGAGATAGTGCAGACAACCAATGATCATTAACGGTAAACGACATAACAATAAGTTTATTTATTGTACCTCCAAATAACAGCCGTACAATCTAACTCTCCAAGTAAAACTTTTCCGTGATCAGTTAGTTCATTTTGTATCAAATTTAGCGGTTTTCGTTTATTAACTGCATTATTTGCTTCGTCGTTTTCAGTTAAAATCGGAGATGGATTAATAGGACCAACAATTCCTTTTACGCAATCATACGAACCAGTAGAGCTCGCGTAACACGTAAGTGACGGATAAAAAGTCAAATTAGAACCAGGAGAAGTTTCATAAACGTGATTTATATCGTAATTTCTGGGATCTCTCCAATCAGCAAAAAATACATCAGAATATTCAAATTCTGTATCGGTATTTATTGCCCACCGTTTTTGGCTTTTAATTGGAGTACCGTCACCTAAATCCCAATCTATCCGTTCTATAGGAAAACTTCCTGGTAACACGTTGCGGGCTGTTAGCTTTACTTTATAAGGAGAGTTTCTATTTAAAAAATTTGGATCTTGAAATATATCTATATGAGCTGTAGGAAAGTTTTCTAATACTTCTACGATTAACTCCCTCGTATATACGGTTTTTACTACCTCGATATTTGGAGGTTCGTGAGTTTTACAAGAGTTGCAAGTTTGTTGCTCCCATGTATTGTAGGTAACATTTCCCATAACTTTTACTTATAAAATAAATTATATAGTAGAAGGGATTTCACAAGTCGAACTTTCCCACGTTATTGGATCACAAACCGGTCCAGGATCAATGCAAACGCTGTTGTCTACAACTGGACACGTAGTTTCCCACACACAATTGTCGACACATAAACAAGGTATAGCGTCTCTCCATACATAACAACAAAAACAGTCACTAGAATAGTTCCACGTTAATTTGCGATTTAATGGGTTTTCTGGATCTTCACATAAGAAATTTTTCCACTGCCAGTATATATCTATCGGATATGTCGGAGTAGTATTTTGTTTAACGTATTGCCCTACAGGTATTATGGTTTTAGCAACCTTGCGATATTCTTCGACTGTCATTTTAATCGTATAAGTTCCAGGCATAATATACGTGTGGCATATTTCTTCGTCATTAAAACAAGTAGAAATAACAGTATTGAATTCGGAATTGTAATAATCTCCAAAATCATATGTTCTTTTAACGGCTACAGCAGAAGGATGGGGGGTATATGTAGACGAAAGAGTCACGGACATAAATGGAGCAGTGCCGACATAAATTTTTCCGCTAGAATTTGTGCTTCCAAAAGGAGGTTCATTAATGAGTAAATCATAATATGTGATTGTATCAAGTGGTATACCATCATCCCACTTATAAGATCTTTGAACTGTTGTAGTTTCGGTAACATCAAATGTACCAATTGCTGAAAGTGTCGCGCTCATGTAACTGTTATTGTTAATGGATAAATTGTTGAACCAAAATTATTAGTTACTTTGTAATTAACATAATATGTCCCAGGAGAAGATATCGAACCAGTTACAACTCCTGTCGAGCTCATTGCTATACCAGGAATAAACGTTCCAATTATTTGCCAATTTGTGGTAGAATTTGTGGCTATAATCGGAAAATTAATGATTGCTCCTGCTGTAGTGTTAATATAGCCATATACTGATAAGTCCACAATTGGAGGAATACCACTTAAAAGAGAGCTCGTTGTCTGTTCAAAAAAACGATTTGCTGCTACTAGTTTTAAATTTTCTTGTTGCTCAATTTCAAAATCAATTACGAATAAATGACTGTTCGTATCAACTCCGCTGTAATTAATCAAATACGTTTGGTGAGTTGAATCGTAAGAAAACACAGCGTGTCCTAGCGTTTCGACATCTATTCCACTCAACGCTTCGTTGAGGTTATTCCAATCTTCTGTGCGCTTAGGAAATTCCAAAGTAAATTTGCGGTTTGCTAAATCTAATTTATATATGGTTGGAATAAATTTTGAAGAACTTAAATCTGTAAACAAAATCGTGACCGTTTTCGGTTGAATTTGTAACCACGTATTTTCAAATTTGAAAGTATCAGACAAAATATCACAAATGACAACGTTGTCGTAATTTGTGGTTAATAAAGAATTCTCATAATCAAACTCGAGTACACAAAATAACAAAGTGCTAGAGGTTTCTATCATTAACGTATCAAAAAAGCAATCAATGGTTTTAATGCTGCTTCCTGTTAACTCCAAATAAAAACTTTTAGTTTTGAATTTATCGAAAATTAAACTTAAACTTTCCGTCGCCGGTTGAACCGTTTGATTGTTTAATCTAGTCCATAAAGTTCCTGATGTATAACGACTGTTGTAGTTTGAACAACCATTGAGGTTTTTAAGTATTCCGTATTGATTTCCATAAATGTCAGAAACCCAATTATCAATCGTTAAATCATCAGTTTTAAGTACTTGATCATCCAACCAAGCTGATACACTTTTTATTCCAGTAAAACTTTCTGGATTATTTTTAAGGTCATTCCATTCTGCGGTAGAATTGCTACTCCAAGGTGTGAGCCGACTTTTTTGGTTTATTAGACCTAATGGAACTTCAGAATTGCTTTCTTCGTATGGGATAAACGTTTGAAGAGTTTTTGAATATTTAGCTTTTACTTCTCCTCTGTTTGCTCCAGCAACAGAAGAACCTTTCATCCAACTATTTTTCTCATTCCAAGTATAGTTGCTTGAATGATCAATTCCAGATCGCCCAAACCCTCCAATGTGAGCATTTAAATCTTCAGTCAACACATCAGCGCTTAAAGAAAAATTATTGAGAGATGTTTCGAAATTTTTGTTAATGTACATTGACGCCCCCAAATGTTGAGGCAAGAAATAACCACCAATTTCGGATTCCGAACGCATTTCTTCAAGAACAGGTATTGTTGCAATTGTTGCATAAAATCTGTTACCCAAATTAGACCAAGGAGATTGTGCTGTATATAACAATTCAGTATCACTCCCAACCGCTGTGCTTGATGTATTAGGTTCTACAGAAACATTCCACACAAAACTATTTTGAGCATAATAAGTTACTTCTGCAGGATATCCATCTACGATGTTCGATAATTTTATGTCGCTTGGTTCAGTTGTTGCAACTACAGATAAATCGTTTCGTTTTTTTGAATTAAAAATTTCTGACAAATTAGAAAAAGATTCTTCGTCTACATTTAACTTGCACCAGCGAGAATTTCCGTTAAAGGTTTGGTATTCTATTGGTTGTGTCCACTTAAACGAATAGCCAATTCTATTATAAGATAAAACAGATCCATATGTTAAGGACAGCGGAGAAATTTTTGGATGATGATTGGGCAAATAATTATCAATAAAATTATTTGGATATCCCCAACTTTTTGTTCCTTTAAATTTTGTATTCTCGTCTCTTTGAGTGTATAATATAGCCCAGTATGGTTTTGCTCCTTCTGCATCCGGATCTACTGTTTTTAAATTATAATTCCAACCATACAAAGGTTGCTCCAACAAAAAGCCATTAGACGGATGTCCAAAATTTACAAGTTTTTCTTCTTCTCTAAATTGAGGCACTACGGTTAAATGAGGGATGTTCGTAAACGTTAAAGGAGCTCCTGTTTTACTTTTTGCGTGAACTTTTATTGAATATATTCCTGTAAGAGGAGGAGTAAATGAGAATACAGTTTTGTTTATACGATAGCTCGATATTAATACAGGAGGAACAGCAACTGTTGTGGTAATTGCTGCCCCGCCGCCAGTAGTTGTTGTAGATGAGCTTGCAATTGGGTCGGAAAACACAGTTTCGACCGGACTTTCAATTAACACTGAAACGGTTGGATATAAAGTATGTCGGATTTCCCACCAATATAATTCATCTAATTCTTGTAAATTAAAAGGAGGAGTCTGAGATGTTGCAAATATTTGCATTTCTTGAACAGGCCAAGAAATATACGTCGTATCAAAATAAGTGCCGGATACTAAATAATCCAAGCTTGACCAAATGCTTCCTTTATTTTCTCCTGTGTTTTCTACCAACTCGCTAGAAATTATTTGCGAAGTCGTTTGATCAATTCTTTCATATTTGAATAAATTTCCAGCGTAAAGTTTTGTGTTTGTGATTTCATTTGTATTTATCCATTCCCCGTCTTCGTTTAACTTTGCTGATATCCATTTTTGTTTGGCGTTTGTTGTTCCGTCAAAATCATAGTTGACAGCATAAAACGGAAGAATTTCTCCGTTTTTCTTTTTATAACGCTTATAAAAATAACGTTTTCCTCTTTCTAATGCTAGTGGAGCAAGACCGGAATCTTGTCCGTTAACCCAATTTCCGTTTTTCCAACCAGTTGAATCGTATGTCTGAAACCAAGCAAAATGAGGAGAATTCAACAACTCGTTACCTGATAAATCTTTCCAAGTACTTCTATCAAAACTTGAAACCCCATCAGAAAAATCAACAGCAATAAAATCAGCCATTTCTTGATTGTAAAAAAACCGATCTCCAGAATGACCAAATGGAGTATAATAAACTTGCTTACAACTACACTTTTGCCATTCTAAAGAAGAAACAGAAGGAATATTTGTCACAAAGGGACAATCGCTATTGTGAGAAATCGGTTTAAAAATTTCACTCAATTCCGTTGTCGGGCCAGTCCATAAAAACCTAACAACTTCTCCGGATTTGAATATAGAAGAAAACCCTGTCTGCTCTACAAAATAATGCTTTCCGTCTTTTATTGTATTTCCTGAAAGCCAACAACATTCCGTAGCTGTTTCGATTGTATCTTCAACGCTGTTGAATTTGTATATTTTATCTGCTGTGTTGAATTTATTAGAAGCAATTGCAAACGGAGTATGTAAAATATTAACAGAAACAGGATTACATACATCATTGTAGTCCATAGACAAAAAGTGCTGAGCAAATTCATTACTCGAACTAAGCATTTCATAAGGCCAAATGTACTTTGTGTTTTTTTGATCACTCGTATTTGGGGAAACAACAGGTAAAGCTGTGGATTTAAATTCGTAAAGCCATGCTCCATTTTCTTCAGTTAAAGGAAGAAATGTTTCTTTTTGGTTTCGGTTTTGCACAAAAAGTTGGTCAGCAAAATTAGGCCTTGGGTTTGACGTTGCTTGATTTTCAGCCAATGTAGTATTATTAATGTAAACGGATTGGCAGTTGTTTGCGAGAAGTTGTTGATTCCAATATTCTTGATTTATTGCTTCTTTTAATTTACTGGCTAAAAAATCATATTCGACCGTGGTGTTAGTATCAGGACCGGTCCACGAAAAATCCTCTGAAGATAATCCATATCCAGGATAAGGAAAAATAAATTTAGTTGTCGTGTTTTGTCTAATTTGAGCATTTAGGCTTATATTATTATTGTTATATTGTTCGTATTTGAGCCATGCTCCCCTTAATACATTTCCTGTTTTTACGAAAATGGTATCAGAATCTTCTACAGAAGTTCCTCCGGTCGTTCCTTGTAAAGAAAGAGAACTAAGATATACAACGGGAGTAGATATCGTTAAATTTATAGTGGGATCAATTGTCGAATAGGGGTAATAAAATACGTTACTGCCGGTTTGAATAGTATTGTTTAAAACTTCTACGTTGTTTGTTTGTTGATTGGCTTTGGTTAAAAATTTATTTTCAGACAAATATTTTTCTACAAAATCTTTATAAAGTTCAGCATCCGTTTGTTCTAATAATTGTGAAGTTAACGTATTTACAAATGTATCGAAATTATCTAAAGGTATGATAGACAAACAATCAAATAGCCATTCATCGGATGACAAGCTAATTCCTTTAGTATTATAATACTCTTCTGTAGCTTTATGAAAAAGATTGTAGTTAACTGCTAATGAACCAGAAAAGGCCTTGTCAAAATAATCTTTATCGTCGTATAGTTCTTCGACATCCACAACCAAAGAATTTTTTAATCCAGATAGCGCAGGAACATAATCCTTAAATATAACATCTGCTTCATTCTGGGAAAGGGTTAGTAAATAATTGTATATATTTTGTTTTAATCCAGCTTCCGTACCGACGGTATTATATTTTAATTTAGTGTGTTTTAGTTTTTTTCTTAATCCAAGATAGTATAAAGCTATGTTTTTTAATTTTTTTGCAAAAAAAGGAATTGCTAACAGAAGTTCCGTTTTATCAGCTAAATTTATTTTAGAATACCACTCAGTTTTTTCCTTTTCTGTAAAAAATATTTGCAGTTGATCTAGCAAATACAAATACTTTTGTTTTAATAAAAAATTGCTATCTTTGTTTTTAATTTTATTTTGTTGAAACCATTTAATTACATATTGGGCATAATGATAGTTGGACTGACGTTCAACTAATTGAGGACGTTTTTGCTTCCATTCAATATAAGACAATGGAGCATTGCTATCTTCTGATGCTCCTTGTGGGTCAATATCGAACTTTTGTTTTAAGAAATTAGTTTCCACTCTGTAAGTATTTATTCTTAGTTTTTAAAAAGAAAGGGGGGTTCTTTAGAAACCCCCCTTTTAAGTATATCGTATTTAAGTGAATTTTATTCTACTTTAATGTCTATGTCAATCGTTTCCGGTTTTACTACCGGAATTATAATTCTAAGTAACCCGTCTTTAAAGGTAGAGCTAATTTTTTTAGAATTAACTTTTTCGTCTAAATTAAAGGCCATGCTACCTTTTCTTTGACTAATACCGCGCTTAAGATACGTTACCGTATCGGTAGGTTTTTCCTTTTCGTTATTAATGTCAATATACAATTTGCCGTCTCTTACTTTTACGTCGATACTATCTTTGCCGACTCCCGCAAGAGCTACTTCAACTTCATATTGAATTATTTCTTCTTTAGAATTTCTTATTTGAAGAACATTATAAGGATAAACTGCATTAGGTACGTCAAATGCTTTATCTACTTCTCCAAAGATGCTGTTAAGCCAGTTGTCGTTAAACAGAGCAGGTAACTGGCGATAAACCCTTTCTGTGGACGAAAAATGTCCAGGAACGTATGTTGCTAATTGTGTCATAATTTATTAATCTATGAGTGTTTGTGCTAGCCACGTAATTGTGCACTAGGACAAATTTATTTATTTGATTTGTTTATTTTTTTCTAGGCACTTTTGATACCCTAGCGCTAATTCCTCCTTTGCGCAAATTTGCAGCTGCTTCTTTTGCTTTTTTAGAGGTTGAATAGCTTTCTTTATATATTTTTGTGTTGTTAGCCATAGGTTATTATATTCTATTATAAAATAAAAATGTCAAAAAAAATCCCTCTAGGTTGGTAGCCCAGAGGGATTCAGGGTTCGACTCAAATGTTAAAGACCTCTGTCTTCAACAAACTTATAAAGTTCTTCTGCTCTTTTAATAATATCAGACGTTTGCGGAAAAAGACCATCGACAGCTGAACTGTCAGCAATTTTTCCGTTGTTGTCTCTCAAATTATTAAGCTTTTCGAGATACTTCATCTGAGCATCTCCGTGAGCCATTTGAAGAACATCCAAGCGGATTTCGTAAGCGTTTTTGTTAGGCATATTTGTGTGTGTTCCTTTCTAATTTCGTTGTGTGTGTACGAAAGTTTATATAAAGTTGATTTAAAATTTTATGTGTCAGATGTTTCCCAACACCAATTTTTATAATCCCAATGTCTAGAATCATAAATTTTAAAAGATCCCCCATAACCAAACAAATTCAACTCAAATAAAATCCCAGCATGATCTCTAGCAATAAAATGCAAATCGATTTCTAATTTAAATAAAGTAAAATTTGTATATAATAATTCGAGTTCTATATTTTTATTTTTTGATATTGGTTTATAATAAGAAAAAATATTTTTGAATTTATTTTTTTTATTAAAAATATTATGTAATGATATATTAAAGTGCATCAGTCTTTATAGTTTCTATCATCCTTCACATGACTTGCAATTCAAAATGTTTCTTGCGAGTTTTTGAGCAGGATTGGATCCACGTTGATAATAAAAAGTTTTAATTCCTTGTTCCCAACCAAAGATTAAAAGCTCGTTTACTTCTTTTGGTTTAGCATCGTGAGGAATCATTAAGTTCAAGCTTTGAGATTGATCGATATACTTTTGTCTTTGAGCGGCTTGAATAATAATTTCTTTCTGAGAAATTTCACCGAAAGTCTTGAATACGTCTTTTTCTTCTTGAGAAAGAAAATTTAAATGCTGTATAGAACCTCCGTGCTCGAGAACTGACTTCCATGTATCGTCATCATTCTTGTCCTTATCTTTAAGAAGAGCTTTAAGATAAGGATTCTTGTACGTGAATTTGCCCTTTGCAAGATCTTTGACATAGTAGTTTGAATTCAATGGCTCGATTGATTGAGAAACCTGTCCTAGAATAAAGCTAGAGGATGTTGTTGGGGCAACAGCAAGAGTTGTGGTATTTCTTCTATTCTCGTCCGTACCCTCGTAAATAGGAGCCTTTCCAAACTTGTTTGCTAGTTCTTCTGTTGCAGAGTCGCACTTTTTCCTAATAAAGCTCCATAATTGATTGTTAATCAATTTTGCTTCCATAGACTCAAACGCAATCATCTTAGATTGCAACAAGGAATGCCATCCAAGAACTCCGACCCCAAGAGCTCTTTGGTTCATTGCAAACCTTCTTGGAGCTTCCATAAACTGCATTCCTTCTGTCTTATTAATGAATTCTGACATTACTGCATCAAGAAAATACACAAGAGTCTCAACAGCATCTGTATCCTTTATATCATCCCAACGTTCAAGATTTAAAGAGGAAAGATCACAAACAAACGACTCGTCTTTATCGTTTGATAAACAGATCTCACTGCAGAGATTAGAGTTGTTAATTCGCAATCCTTTCTTTTTATAAATAGAAGGAGCGTTATTGTTCACCGTGTCAGAAAACATAATATAAGGATATCCTGTTTCAAAACGCTTTTGAATTACCTTAGACCAAATCTTACGTTTGTCTTTATCTCCCCCTACCATTTCTCTCATCCATTGGTCAGGTACACAAACAGCAAACGACATTTCCTGAATGTCATGACCTTCTGAACGAATTTGTAAAAATTCCTCAATGTCTCTGTGATCGATGGGAAGGTAAGCAGCAAACGAACCCCTACGAACATTACCTTGAGAAACAACATTCATAAGTTTGTTATAAAGCTCCATGAAATGAACGGAGCCAGTAGACTCTCCGCCGCACGAAATTGGAGTGCCTCTTCCACGAATGTCTCCAAAGTAAGCAGATGTTCCGCCCCCATGCTTTGTCATTACTCCAATTTCAGCAACTTTGTGGAGAATCGACTCCATTGTGTCAGAAACATACGAACCAAAACAAGAGATTGGTAGGCCGCGTTTTCTACCAAAGTTACTCCAAATTGGAGAACTTAAACTGTAGAACCCAAGTGCCATGTAATTCGTAAACTTTTTGGCAAATCCAGGCATTTGTAAATATTTTTCAGCGGCTTGAGCAATATCTTCAATTCTTTGTTCTGCTGTTTCCTCTTCTAGCAAATAACCACGTTCGAGAAATTTACGGGAGTCTTTGTTCAGCCAATAATAAGAGTCTTTTGTCATAGTTAAGATTTTCTTGGAAGTACTAAAGCAATTTCTGCAGTCCTGTCAAGCGTTTCTTTGAATTCCCCATCCCACCAATTATCGTCCTTTTCGTTGTCTTCTTTGTGGAGATTCGGTATAATATTAACATATCTAATTTTAACTGGTTCGTCGTATCCGCTTTCATATCCATCAACAACGACACGCATATTTGGGTCTTCGAGAGCTAATAACTCGGTAAGTTGTCTAACAGTCATAGATTAAAACAGATCATCTTCAGAGAACGATTGAGATTTTTTTGAGTAATCGACTGGCCTAGAGTGGAAAAAGTCGGTTTGATTGTTGCCAAGTAATTCTTCATCAAACCACATTGTCTTCCTTAAAAGATCTTTATCAACATCAAATACTTTTTTAAATTTAATTTGTTTTAGTGATTCGTTGATTCTATTCTTTATAAATTCTTTAAGAATGTCAGCTGTTAGACCTTCTTCTTTAATTCCATTAACCATCCAATCGACAATTCTAGATTCTGAATTAAAAGCCTCTTGAGCTTCCTGTAAAACTTTTTCTTCGAGTTCTTCGTCAAACAACTCAGGATATTCTTCACGAATAGTGTTGATTATCTTCATACCAATCATTGCGTGAAGATTTTCTTCGTTGCGAGTATACTTGACTTGTTGGTCGGTATCTTTCATTACGTTCTTAAATCTAGCAAACCAGTTAATAACATAAAACTGGCTAAACAATGACACGTTTTCTACAAACAAAGTAAACAATATAATAGCATAAAGATATTGTTTTTTAGAATCCTTGTAGTATTTGTGATTATATTTTTGTAGATAGTTTACTCTACCTTGTATCCATTCTAGTTTTAAATTCTCTTCGAATACTTCTTCAAGGCCAAGAACAACGAGCAATCTTTCATAGGCATTATTATGAATAACTTCTGTATTAGCCATTACATACCCAAGATCAGCAAGAGAAGAGTGCTTTAAGTTGTTACCGAGTTGGGCCCAAAACTTTTTAACAGCAATTTCGATTTGACCAATTGCTGAGAGCGTGCGCACAATAATTTCTCTTTCTTGGTCTGTCAGTTTGACTTTGAACTGTTGTACGTCGGACTTAAAGTTAAATTCTTTATCTGTCCAAAAACCGGAATGTATAGCATGACAAAACTCTTGAGCCCAAGGATAATAATCAGGCTTACGTGCAATTTGCTCATCAAAAATTTTAGGTTTGTTTGTGTTTTTCATAAGTCTGTTTCTTTATTTAGTGGAGGTTCTTTCCAAAACCAGAAATTAATTTTTTCATCGTAAAATAATGAAAGCATCATTGATTTTTGATACAACGAAATTGTCCAATTGAACTCAAATCTACAAGCAAAATCTCCGATATAATAAAAACACATAACCAGGAATTTGTAGTAAATATTTTTGAACATAGGTTGTGCGTAATAGTATACTAAGGTTTTTTGAAAAATCTACTTAAGATTTAAAATTTCCAGCTCCGGGTTTAGAGTCGTCCCACTTATTTGAGCCGGGAATTTGAGTGTTTTTGTTTGTGAGATTGACTTCCGCTTTAACGTCATCAGGTTGGGTTTTTTGTTCCTTTGGACCGTGCACGTTGTTAGGGCGCTTTACGCTTTTCGGAATAGGACCGCGATTGTTTCCATCATCGATATGTTCGATTGTTTCTACTGGTACAGTCATTGGATTTCTATGAAGACCAGGAGCATATTCAATGTAAATGTCAGCAAACATGCCTGTAGGAGCTTGATGTCCTGCTTGAAAATTGGTTGCAGAAGTAGGATAAATTGATTTAAGCGCTCCTATACGCAAATTTAAATCAAAAGACGGCTCCATACAAGCTTTAATAATATCCACAAATGATTGAGCTCTAGAGGAAATATATTCGTGTTTCAAAGCATCTTTTTTGAATTTGATACGATCCCCAACAAGAAACCCTCCTTGCTGGTATCTTTCTAATTCTTGTTCTAACAATACATCAAACTTGCTCATATTGTTATTATTTATCAAATCAAATTAATTTTTATATGAAAAATAAGCGGCAATTTTTGTGTCGTTAATAAGTAATTTCGTGGCAATTAAAATAACAAACTTGGAACGAGTTTCAAAAGCCTTAGAAACGACTAAATACGTTTTTCAGGATTTACATCTGGATTTTCAAAAAAAGCAAGAATTTAGTCCGTTAATTCAACAAAATATTGCAGGAAACGACATAGCTGTAGATTACAATGAAGATTGTATTCGAAATTCCATTTTAAATTTATTTAATACTAGACCCGGACAAAGATTTTTATTTCCAAGATACGGCTTATCTCTGCACCAATATCTCTTTGAAGCAATAACAAGTGAAAACGGAGAAATGATTGGTGAAGCAATAGTTAGAGCGGTGACCCAATTTGAAACTCGAGCAATCGTAAAACAATGTCGAGTTGTTCCAAAACCTAAAGACAATGAATATCTAATAACATTATTTTTACATATTCCTTTGTTCAATACGACTACTTCAATAAATAGTTCATTAGATATTAAATCTCAAACGTTTACGTTTATCGAAAAAACTACTCACATTTATTAATTTTTATGGCTAATGATCAACAATTAACAAATAACTACACTCTCCCTACAGACAGTTATGTTTCTTTTGATGCAATTGCTCTGAGAAATTTAATAATAGAAAGACTCAACAAACAAGGTCTTTTTACTGATCAAAATTATATTGGCTCTAATTTAGCAAGTATTATTGATATAGTTTCTTTTGCCTATAATACGTTAATTTTTTATTTAAATAAAACTAGTTCCGAGTCGATGTTTACGGAAGCTCAACTTTATGAAAATATTAACAGAATAGTAAAGTTACTGGATTACAAACCAGTAGGGTATCAAACATCAACTCTTGTATTCAACGCATCAGCAACAACTAAATTTAGTACAGACACTAGTTTTAACTCTCTGGTGGATTTGGCTGTCGGTCAATCATACACAATTCCTCGTTATTCTTATTTGATGATTGGAGGTATTCCTTTTAGTTTTAATGAAGATATAACATTCAGCACCAACCAAAGTGGAATTATTCCTTTAGAAGATCTTTCTAGCAAATATTTGTTGTATCAGGGCATTTTTAAAGAGATGTCTCCGTATGCAGCTCAAGGAAATTCAGGAGAAATTATTAATATTTCTAACAGTATTGCAGACATAGATCACTTTAATATTGATGTGTATGTTTATGAAATAGCCAATGGATTTTGGTCTCAATACAAAAACGTTCCAAGTTTGTACACAGAACGTTCTTTTGACAGAGTATTTGAAAAACGAATTACATCAAACAAAACATATGAAATTGTTTTGGGAGACGGAATAAATGGACGTAAACTAGAATCCGGAGATTTGGTGTCTATTTTTTATTTAGAAAGCAACGGAGCAAAAGGTGTAGTTGGACCTAATACTTTAAATAGCTCCACTCCTATTGTTTACTCTTCATTAACTTTTGGTGCTATTTTATCTTCACTTAATGTTGAAAATTTTGAATATTTGAATTCCAAACAATTTTTAAAATTAAAATTTGAAAATGTAGTAGGTTCCACTTTAACAAAAGAAATGGAAACGGTTGAAAGTATTCGCAATAATGCTCCTTCTAATTTTAAAAGTCAATACCGTTTGGTAACAAAACAAGATTATGAATCGTTCATTAAAACAAATTTTGCTAATTTTGTTTCTGATGCTAAAGTATTTTCTAATTGGGATTACACAGCTAAATATTTAAAATATTTTAACAATATATCAGTAAAACCTACTCAATTTCGTCAAATATTATTGAATAACGTTTTGTATGCAGATAGTTGCAATTTTAACAATATTTACGTTTGTGCTATACCAAAGATTTCACCTGGTTCGTCGTTAAAATATTTACTGCCAGCGCAAAAAGAAGCAATATTATCAAACATTATTGCATATAAAACATTAACAACCGAAGTGGTTTTTATGGATCCTATATATAAAGCAATTTCTTTTGCAGCAAAAAGCAACAATTTGCCACGAGTAGTCGAAAAGGATTTTTCAAAACTTAGAATAATAAAAACTTCCCAAACGGCTCGTTCTAACCGTTCGATTACAAATGACGTTAAAACCGCCTTTGAGAATTTTTTCGATCCTACAAAAACCCAATTAGGCAAAACGTTTGATTATTCTGGATTGGTTTCTCAATTGCTTTCTATAGAAGGAGTTTTAAAAATTGAAACTAAAAACATGTCAACTGGTGACATTTATGAAGGACTTTCTTTGATTATGTGGAATCCTGTGTATGAGGATTTGGATGTAAATGTCATTGTTAATGACACAGAAATGGAAGAATTTTCGTTTTTGTATTTTTATGATTTATTCAACATTCACTCAAAAATTGAAATTGTTGAATCTACATTCTTGCAATAATGACAGCGCCTTTATATTTTAACATCAGTCCGAGCAATCAAACTGGATTTATTTACAGCACACAATTTGCTTTTACGGCAAATGTACCGAGCGGTTTTACTTCTTTGTTGTGGGATTTTGGAGACAACAATACGGAATATAACTTAGTAACAGCTTTTCATTTATACGAATATCCTGGAATTTATACTGTTTCCTTGTCAGCTTGTTATCCGATCGGATCGATAGTTACAAATAGTGCTGAAGTCGAAGTGGATTATCTAATAAGAGATTCCATGGAAATTATTTCTTCCCCAACTAGTTATGGTACGGCTAGTGTAATGCCGACAGAAATGTTTGTATTAGGTGTAACTTCTTGTCAAATTAATTCTTCTATCGGAATTGTGTTGCAAAGCATTAATTCTGCCTCTTTACCTCATTATGGAGTAAATTTAGAAAATAAATGGAATTTTTTGGTACCACAATGGAGATTTGTTAACTCTGAAACAAACGAACCGATAAATGAGGTATTGAGAGTTAATACTAAGCCAATTTTTGACTCAAAAGGAAATACCGTTGCTGTTTCCGGCACAGCTTCATTTTACTATTATGACGATTCTGCTTCTACCTTAAATCCATGCCCGCTATTGTTGGTGGCAACACTAAGTTCATTGCATTTTGTAAATCCACAAGACTCAAATTATTATCGCTATCCAAGTTACGCAAACAGTGAAGTTACGCGGGCAACAATTGCTTGGCAAATAAACGAAACAATTCCAACTGATCTTAAAATTACAGAAAATTACATTAATGAAGTATATCCTATAAAATGGTCGAATGTTCCAATTCCAATATTAATAAGTTGTGAATATAACAACTACATTTCTTCTCCTTCGCTAACTGGGGTTAAAGTTTTATCTTATCCAGCATCGAATATGATTGGCTCTATAAATCCGATCAAAGTAGAATTGTTGTCAGGAAATCCTATTAGTGGATTTGTACCTGAACATTTATATACAGTTGAAGTTGACGGGGTTTCTTATGCTCCGTCTGCTGCTCCTTTATATTTTAAAGCTAATGATCATCTTGGAACTCCTTGTCGAGGATTTGTATTTACAACATTAACTCCTTTATTATCATTTGATACTCCTATTACTATTTCAGCAAAAACGGTTGCTGTTAATGGGGGAGGAACATTTGCCTTTCCTGTTGGCTATCCAATTTATCCTCATGCTTATATTTCTCACCCACGAGCTGGAAAAATTAACAAGTTTGGAGTTGTAACGTATTCTAACACTGAATGTGGATCGGTTGCTTATTATCAAAATTTGGGAACTGTAACTCAAGGTTCATTAGATTTAATTACTGCTCCAGAATCGACTATATTCAATGCGACTACATATACATTGTCTGGAGCAGGAGCTGTATACGGAATGGCTTTTGATCCAATTTTAAACCGTTTATACGCTGCTGATGCTGATCAAGATGTAATTTGGGTGTATGATAGTGGCGGTTCTTCCTTAGCTCCCACTACTTCTATTTCAATAAGTTCATACACAGGAGATTTAAATAATGCCCCTTCGTATATTTCAATCGATCAAAACAACAATTTTTGGGTTTCTATGTTTGGGAGTTTGAGTTGTTTAAAATTTGACTCAAGTTTAAATTTAGTTGGAGTTGCGGTGCCTAATGTTAGCTATCCACTAAGCTCAGAGGATTACGGTAGTTTGCTTTTAGAGCCGCCAATTATAGAAACCGACATGAATAATGATGTTTGGGTTTGTTATGCTCACCCTGTTAATAGCACGTTGATCAAATACGACTTAAGCGGAAACGAGTTGTTCAAGTGTCCAGGATTAGATCTTAACTCAGTGCCTGTATCATTAGCAATCGATAACGTTAATAACGTGTGGGTAGCATGTAGAGAAACAAATACAATTCAATGTTATCATTCTACTACAGGAATGAAATTGTATGAATTTACAAATTATTTGAGACCTAGTTATATAACATTCGATCGAACAGGAAATCTTTGGATTACTCATGGACTTAATCGCATTTCTACACAAAATATTTTAGATGCCACAAATACTACGACTTGGAAAATAAGTCTTACTGGCGGTAATCTAGATTTAATCGTTAATAGTTATACTCCTTCCGAAATAAATCAGCTTTTTTCAGCAAACGAAGAATGGTCTGGTTTAAATAGTGACGTATTTGATAATATATGGGCAATAAACAAAGATAAGAACGAGATATATATATTCAAAGCAATTTCTCCAAACAGCACATTGTCAGTGTTTTCTGTTGCTCCAACGACTACTCAAACTGATTCTATTGTTAATGGAGTTCAAGTTGCTTCTTTTCTTGGAATGGGGTCTGTTCCTTCAGCTCAAGGAGCTGGAGATTGGACGGGAAACAAATGGTATCAAAAATATACAGGTTCTACGTTTTCATCTGTTTTTATAAATGGAAATTCTACACAATTTAAAGTATTAGATTTAGAAAACGGCATACCTAAAATTGTAAAAGTTAATGAGGAATTTGATACATCTCGACACTATAAATCTCTAGCATTACCGGAAATATTACATAAAAATTCACAATTTTTTAACGAGTTTATGAAGGCAATTGTGGGGGATGGAAATCCTTTTACAGAAAGCGTTGGAAGAATCTCATATGAAAGGATTGCTAATTTCTTTTCCAATCATGGAGATTTAGATACAGTCGAAATAGACCAGCTCATGTCTTTAGCAAAACAAATGTCAGTCGAAACAACAACTTTTGCTGATGATTTTCCACGAGAAGTGGAAAGGTTATTAAATTTATTTTCTGTTAACAAACATTATTTAAGAGGTCAAAAACACTACGAAACTGATTTGATCGATGTTATTGGAGATTCTCTTACACTGACTGATTTAATTACAGCCGGCACTACTGTAATAATGAAAGATAAAATTTATAATTTCTATCAGCCAATTTATGTGTCTCCGTTAGATTCCGGATTAACTGTTTATCCTTTATTGTCAATTGATATCGATAGCGCTCGAATGCCACTAGATGATAACTATGCGTTTTTTCAATACAACGAAACAGAAGTTGGATACAAGAATAATATTATTAATTGGAATTCCCCTAATAATACTTTAGATTACTCGCTATCTACAGATGAGCAATGGTACGGCAATGATGAATTGCTAGAATTGTCGTTTAATAATCTGTTAACTAAAAGATTGTTAATAGATTAAAATAGTGAAAAGGAACCTGTGGTGCCATATGCGTGTCTGCTGTTATTTTGCCACATATTAAACGTTACAGGTTGTTGAGAATATGTCATTGTGGCCATTTGCACAAAGTGATAACCAGGAGACATAATGTTGTGAGTCATGTAAGTCATCGACTGAGAGCCATAAGACTCGTATATTGGTATACCCGGAGTTTTTGCAAAGAAATTAGCAACAGTAGGAGTTTCTAAATTTAGCGAATGTATAAAATAATATCGTGCTACGTTTTCGCAAGTGTGCACGGAGTTCATTGTTAAAATAGTTGTATCCCGTTTAATAAATGAAACTCGGTTATTGTTACTTGAACCAAATAGTTCAAAAGGACCGTTTGTTTGAGCATTATGCCCACTAGCAGTAGTAACCCACGTGCTTGAGTATTCTCTTGAGTCTAAAATGGAAAAATGAACTGGCACTTGATTGTACATGTTCCATAAAAATAATTTTGGATGACTGCCTCCGATGCCAGCAGTTTTCCCAAAACTCATTTCAGTACGACATGCAACGGTTGTTCTCAAACAACCAATCAATCGTTTATTTGGTTCTAGTGTTTTGACAGGTATGCCGTCTTGAATATCTAATGCAGGTGGAGTTGCCCCTGGTGTTGAAACAATCCATTTTTGAAGTTCTATTTCAAATTTAAGTCCAGTGTGATACAAAAATATGTCATAATTTGTATCCGCATCGCACCCCGTAAGATTTTTAGAAATAGTAGAAGTTAGTGCTTTAAGCTCCCATCTTTCAGCTCCAGCGTTCCATAAAGCAACAGCATTGCCGTTGTATGGGTGTAGATATATATCTTGGGCATTTTTTATGTCGGTTGAAGGAGCCGGATTTGTAGGACTCAAAGAAAGCCTACATTCCACTGTGTGAGGAAATATATTTGTGGTTACAATTGACTTAAATTGATCGTTTCCATTGGCCGCTCGACAAATTGCTGCATCTAGATCTGCGAAATTTTTATTAATCTTAACTAAAGAATTGCCAATGCATTCTGTGCGATTAATTTTATCGACAATTAAATTACCAAAGCATTCCGCCATATTCTTTATTTAATTAAAATTCCATTTCAAACGCGCAGGGCAAATCTACTTTTTGTCCATTATCATCAAATTTGATACCATTAGGTTTAAATGGGTATGGATTAAAATTATATTTTGCGTTAACTAGTTGATTCCAACCACATTGATACATTGTGCCAGAACAGTCTCCATTGACAGTTACAACTTTCATTGCCATTTCTCCTGAATATCCACATATGTCACATTGCACTGCTTTTGGATAGCTGTGATACGTAAGAGTAATATTGCTGGCATTAGCTAATACGGGCTTGTCAATATAAATTGCGTTAGCACTTACGTCAACAAATGTAACCTGTGTTTGATATTGTACACCAGGACCTGAAACATAATATCCTTTATTTACATAAACGCGCTCAGCTGCGGCCGCTTTTCCTGGAACGGTTACGTTTTTATCTTGATAGTCGATTGGAGTTAGTCCTGAAATTATATTAGTGCCAGTTGTAAAATAATTACCGTTGACAGAAATTGGAAATCTCCATGGTTCAAGCAAAATAGGCGATCCAAATCCAAAATAATCATTTCTCATGAAACTTATAATGTTTTGATTATTTTTATCAGGAATTCCGAGAGCATACGTGTGGTTATAACCAGCTACATATACCGAACCTCCGTCTCTAACGATCGAGAATGCTCCTTGGCACATATTATAACTGCCTCCGCCATGAGCCCAAATTACTTTTTCGTCTGTTGGGATAGTAATTACTTTAGTTGCTGTGTTTACATCTGTACCTGCAGCAACTCCCACTCCGCATTCTCCGTGACCATTGTTTCCCCATGTATATACCTCATTACTGTCCGTAGAAGCTAAAAAGCTTGAATAAAAATATGCTCCTTCAATTAAATTAGCGCTTGCTATATTCAGCAATTGAGTTGCTGAATTACGAGTTGCTGAGGAAGCCAGCCCGAGTCCGAGGCCTCCTCTTGTGTTTTGTCCACAAGAATATATTTTTTTGTCAGCCAAAATACATGTCGTGTTTTGGTATAACGCGGATGTTATTACATTTTGAACGTTTGTTAAGGGATTGCCAGCAGAATCAATAACCTGCATCCAACTGGTTACGTGCGTTGAAGAAGATCCAACTCCGAGTGCTCCTCCTGCATTATACCCGCATGCCCATAAAGTTCCATCATTTTTAAGAACGAATGTTTTTGTGTTTTGGTCATTGTTATCAAAAAGTTGAACCCAACATTTTTTAGCATTTCCTATGCCTAAATCATTAGATGCTCCATCTGTAGCCAAAGCCGTAGTAATTGCTCCGAATCCGCTTGGTCGAGCGTTTCCTAATCCGTGCACCGAACCATCATTTTTTACATAAACACTTGTTAGAACTCCTTCTCCTGCATTACCGCGAGCAATGCCTCCAGCAATTTGCATCCAAATTACGTTAGTTAATGCTCGTTCAAATTTTCCAGTATTACTATACGCGGATCCAAATATTTTATTATAATTTGGGCCAAATGCGTACACACTGCCTTGCAGTGTTCTGAATATCGACCAACCTTCCTGAGACCGAACCCACACAATTTCTTCTTTTGGTCCAACCCAATTTGGAAAAATTAACGTAGGTGTATTTGTATTTGAAATTCCCAACCCATCAGCTGCTAGCCCTCCCCATCCGCGCATATTTTTATAGTCTTGAGCAATAACTACAGAATAGTGATTGTCTCTCATTTCAGCTAAACGTATTGCTGATTTAATTTGATTTGGGCACTTATCGTTGCAACCGACGGAAGATCTATCCGTAGCTGGATCATATGAGCCCTCAGAAGGAGAAATATCGGGACATTTGTGACCAGAAGGAGGAGTCTTCGTGCGATGCGTCGGTAAACCAAACATATGTTAGTTCAAATCTCCGGAAATCAAAGCAACGTCTGGAGCAATTATTACAAAATTGCAAATACCGTACTGGCCAGCAATCGAAGGAAACCCATAAATGTTTTTTACTTGCACAGAAGGTCCTGTAACTGGATCGGGAAGAATGTTAACCACTTTAGATGTATTGCTGACTATCATAACATTAAATCCAACTTTTAATCCTGCAGGAACAGTTACTTTGCATAATATACTTGAGTTTACTACTATAATTTTTCCGCAATCTCCTGGTTGTAAAACGTATTTTGCGTCGGGAGTAACAGCAGTTATACTAACTTCTTTTACTACTACAGAAAAGTTTTTAAGATAACCACAATTTAAATTTAAATTTCCGCCGTTTTCGATAGTAACGTCGTCTTGGACAATTAATTCTCCGGTCATTGTATCTCCGGAACGGTTTACCTTTTTGTTCTCGAAGTATTCAGTGTTAGCGTTAATTATGTCAATTGTATCTCCAATGCACCAATTCTCATTAATAATATATGGAGCATCTGGATACGGTGGATCTGGCAAGTCATTAGGTGATGTTGTAGGCACAAGTTTATTTATTTGATAAAAATAAAAAAATCAATTATTGTAATCCACTTTCCAGCCAACAACATAAGCCGGTTGAGTAAATGTATCGTCTGTGTCACATAATTTACCTGGTCTGCGAACAAAAAATCTTAATGGCTGTCCGGGAGTTAATTCTTTGAATCCGTCCACCATTGGAATAAAAACAGTAGAATTTAATTGATTTATTTCGAATGGAACTCCACTTACCCTCGAAGTGGTCGAAGCATATAAATCCATTGCAAATGGATTTCCAGGAGACACCACATGACCACCACAATCCCACGACAAATTTTTTAAATTGTATGCGTTAGATATACAAGAAATTTCTGCTAAATTGTATCTGTAATGTTTCGAAACTTTATCAAAATTACCGCCAACAATTAACGTGTTACCTGCTAAAGTGGGACGAATTAAGAGAGCTTTATTCGGAATTGAAGGACCGTTTTGTACTCCAGGTTTCCAATAAGGATGTATTTTGTTGCGCAGTGTCGTGGAAGAAGCTTTGCCGATAGCACAAAGATGAGAGGCAGTTTGGTCATTTACTGAGCCAAATTGACCGTAACATAAAATATAGTCTTCTGTTAAATTGTTGTTGGATAAAAAGTTTAAAACTGGTCCGTTAATTTTAGGAGACCAATTTAAAATAATATCAGGTATTGGTTTTATTGTAGAAACATTTGTAATTTGAATACAAAAAGCATTGGTTTTGTTCACAAATACAGATTTGTTACGAGGATCTGTATAAAATTGAGAATAACTATATACTTTAGAAAAATGGCCTCCCACATACAAATAAACAGAACCTCCGTTAGCTATAGTGTTATCTATACAAAGTGTATACACAGGACCGTTAACGAGAGGCCTGAATCTCGAAACAGGAACCCACGGAGAAATGTAATTTGAATTTGTTACTGAGAACGGAGTTAAATCAATTGAGTATAAATTTTGATGAGTTATTTCATTAGTTGCTGATTTAATTTGAAATTTTCCACCAATATATAAATTATATTCATATTTAGCAAAAGAATATATTATCGCATTTCTTGAAAGATAGCCTGAAAAATCAAGTAAAGAACTTGTTGCTAACCCAGCTACCACTGAAGCTAAGTTAATCGAAACAAACCCGTTTGTTGCAAACCGTTGGCCAGAAGCAACTGAAGCAGCAATCGGTCCGTAACTGATATAATCGAAAACTCCGCCGACGTATAAAATTCCGTCAACAATCTCTAACGCATTAACGTCTCCATTAACGTACCATGGATAAATTAATCCGTTTGTTTTATTGAGAATTGCAAGCCCACGGCCGTTTGTTCCAATGCTTTCGAATGTTCCTCCAACAATTAACAGTTCATTAACTATATTGTTAACAGTAACAGAAGTTTTTTTAATGTCTCGAACTTCTCCAATTTGTCCTAAAAACGGTATAGGACTAGAAACAAACTGACCTTGAGATGTTGTGTTTATATCAATTAATGCCAATTTTTGAGAGAAATTAGTTCCGACTGATTGAAACGCCCCACCAACATATAGTCCTTCTGAAGCACTTAAAAAACACGAGACTGTGTCATTAAACCAAAGGCTGCCTCTATTATTATCAGCAATTGCAGAGTTTAAAGGAAAAGTGGTTGTCGGCTCTTCTCCAGAAGCTAACCAATAAATAGTAACTTGGGGAAATGATTTTGCTTTTGCTATAGTCGTAAAAGTTGCAGTAGGTTTTAAACCACCTTCTATTGGACTATATGGAAATTCTGTAACATGCAAATTTGTTGAATCTTTAACAGCCAAAACAGTTTGTTCAGCTCCACTATCGTAAGATTCAAATGTTGGTCTGTAATCGTAAGAATTTTCAGCGGCGATAGTAACAACTGATTGATCTTGTTCTGTAATATTAAAATCAACACTTATGCCAGGACCGGGTAGTGGTTCTGGTATTTCGCAAACTGCTTTGTTTAAATTGGAAAAATTTTGATTGATCTTTTGAAGAGAATCTCCCAAACATTCATAATCATAAATTTGTTCAGTATATTTGCAAAAAGCCATAATGTTATTTAATACTTAACGCACCAGAGTAACGCAACGTTTTTCGGTTTCGTTTCAAAGCCGACTCTAGGAGTTAAACCGCCAGGTCCATCGGAATCTCCTGAACCTGGAGTTG